GCCCCCCTTAGGGGCCCCCTTCCTTCTTCTCACTTTTTAAATCTAGGAGTGAGACAACCTTGCATGGAGTAGGAATCATGAATGAAACACGAACCACATATCATCCTTCAGCGACCACAGATGTGATCGTCACGAGGGGCGCTACGTCCGATACAACAGTCACTGGTAACCTTTACTATAGTTTCAAGACTGACGATACGAGATCCGGCCAAAAGTTGGCAGGGTTTCGCCGTCGAATTGCAAACTTAGAGAATGCTACCACACCGTTTACCGGACGCAAGTGCGTCGTAAGACAGATAAATGGTTCATACTACATACGCTATGATGCAGCGGTAGGCTATCGTAAATTCGAGAGTCTTTCCGGTACTCATAGAATAGGTGGTACGTTTCAAGCTCCTGAGGCCTTATCCATCACGGAAGCCGACAATCTGGCGAAACGTAAAGTTCTCCAAGACGTCATGGAACGTCGCAGCCAATTTCAAGGCGGCGTGTTCCTTGCCGAGATACGAGATACAATACGTGGTATACGGCAACCCTTAAAAGCTATCCGAGACGGCTTGACTAGATACCACCACTCAGCTAAGAAGCTGAAGGGCAAGGTAGCTAGAGCCGAATTTCAGAAGGCTCTCTCTGGGACTTGGTTAGAGTTTCAATTCGGTATCTTACAGAATGTGCGGGATGTAGACTCTGCATTGGATAATCTGCGTGCGATGTCTAAACCACGGGCCTTACATTTTAAGACCAATGGTAAGACTGTCGTAAACAGTAAACCACCTGCAACGTTTACATTTCCCTCACCACATCCTATCGGCGCATCATTTACACAAGTGATGGATCGAAGGGATACCGTTATTGTTATCTACCGGGGGGCCTATAAGGTAATGCCACCGCGTGGGTGGGATTGGAAGTCCTGGGGTGTTTCTACCCAGGACTTCCTTCCATCCATCTGGGAAGCAATACCATGGTCCTTTGCCGTGGATTATTTTACCAATATTGGTCAGATAATCCAGTCATACTCTTACCTCGATACTGATATTGCCTGGGTCGCCAAAACTGTAAGAAATTCTGTTGAATACCATCAATACGGTACCAACATGATTATTACAGGTAATGGTCATAATGACCCAGTCATTGCATCGGGGGGTTCGTCGGCTGATACTAGACTAGCATTTATAAGCGTTACAAGGTCGACTGCGACTGTAGCTGGCTTAAAACCCAAACTACAATTGCAGGTACCAGGTGCGAGTAGCCTAAGGTGGCTGAACATTGCTGCCTTAGCCAGACTGCGTACGCTTTAACTCGGACCGAAAGGTCCTACAACTGGAGTATACATATGGCTTATGCGCCATCAACCCCGGTCACAGGAAGTGCACAGACGGGCCTCACGGCCCCGACGTACACATTAACCCTGGATCTGGCACCCAATAATCTCGGTAAACAGTATGCGATTTCCGCTCTTGGCGGAACACAGACTGGTGTCGAGGTGAATGGGGTGTCAAAACCGTTCACCGTTAACTTTGTCAGGCCTGCTTCCTTTAAATTGGTTGCAAAGCCTGACCCGGTTACTGGTGTTCTCACGCGTACTTCCCAGAATGTTTGGAAACTTATCACCCGTAAGGGTGTGGTTCCCCTTTCTGGTCAATCGCCCCAAGTCCTGCTGATCACCACAACTTTTGAGGTGCCAGCAGGTTCGGATGCGGTTGAGCCAGAAGACATTCGGGCTGCCTGTTCCCTGCATTTCGGAATCCTGAGTCAGCAAAGTGCTGGCATCGGTGATTCCTTAATTACGGGAACGGTATGACCTCTTATGCGGACGTTGAAGTTACTTCCGAAGAAGAGGAAAACACGCGTTCAGCTATTCTTCTGGACAATTTCAGGGACCTTATTGTTAGGTATTTTTCTCCTAACCATTTGGATTCTGAAGCTGCTAGACACGCATTACTATATCTTCTGGGCGATGTTAAAATTGCTCGGTAGGTAATAGTAGTTTGTGATTTTGAATAGCTGAAATTTTACGGTTTAAATCCTGGAGGTTCCTGTGAAATTATGTTTCCGGCAACTAAAAGATTGCCTTGATGTTGATCTAGCTATCTTTCAGCAAAAGAATGATCTAGATAAATTTAGGGTCGAGGCATTTAGGGAAAACGTTTTCAAGAAGTTTATTGATAACGTCCAACCTGATGCTGACTCTAAAGCTCTAGAAAAGTTCTTGCAGGCTGATAAAGCTTGCGCTGATTGGAAGCTGGAGTGTAGTACAATGCTGGATGAGTATCTGATAGGTGAATTCCGAAATGAAATTTACCGATTCTGGTACACGTCTGGCGTCGACAGTATCTGCGATTCCGTCTATGGTCTTTACCAATTCGGAAGAACAGGTCCTGGGTCCTCCTTAGGTGCATCGGGCACGGATTATTATTCCAAGCTCTTTTCATCTAAGTTGACCACTACATCAACATTCCTGTACTATTTGTACAGGCGCGGCACAACATATTCTCCTATTTCAGACTGTGCTGAAAAAGCCAGAGTATCTGATTTCGGAGAGTATGATGTCGTCGAGGGTAACCGTCTGCACTTTGTTCCGAAAAGGGATGACATCTCTCGGGTTATATGTGTTGAGCCTGCTCTGAATATGTATTTTCAGATGGGGTTCAAACATATTCTCGAATCTCGTTTGCGTAAGGTCTATAATATTGACCTCACTACGCAACCTGATAAGAACCGAAAGATGGCCCAAGAAGGTTCGGTAAGTGGCAAATATGCTACCATCGATCTTTCTTCTGCTTCTGACTCTGTGGGGTTGAAAATGCTTCGTGAATTCTTCCCAAAACAATGGGTTGATATCATGATGCTTCTTCGTTCCCCTAAGTGTCAGTTGCCAGATGGGCGCTCTATAGTTACTAATATGGTTTCCTCTATGGGAAATGCTTTTACGTTCCCTTTGGAAACTATAATCTTTAGAGCAATCCTATCTGCAGCTGCCCGAGTACAAGGGCTGCCGATAAGCCGAAATGACCTAGCAGTCTTTGGTGACGATATCATCTGCCCAGAAGCAATTACTGGAAAGGTGCTACGTTTACTAAAGATACTTGGCTTTTCGACAAATGCGGATAAGACCTTTGTTGAAGGTCCTTTTCGCGAGTCCTGCGGTCATGACTATTTTTATGGCCATGATGTGCGTCCAGTGTACATAAAGTCACTGTCCACACAGCAGGATCGTTATATAGCCATCAACCTCCTTAATGCTTGGACTGCAAAGACTGGAATTCCACTAGTCAATGCGGTCGGTCATCTGGTAGGATCTGTTAAGCGGAATTTTGTTCCGCCTGCAGAAAACCTGGATGCAGGGATCTTAGCGCCCTTATCAATGCTATCGAAGTTGTGTTATGACCAGAATAGCTCGATTAAATATCGTGCTTATCGGGCCAATACGGTTTCGATTCGCATCCATAAGGATACGCATAAGATCTCAGGCTTTAAGAGTAAGAAAATTCGTTATAACCCAGGAGGGTTACTCGAAACTTTCTTACGTGGCTACATTAGAGACCATACTATTCCAGTGAGAAATCGCTGGGTAGTATACTCTACAAAGAGGTGTGTAAGTCCCAATTGGGATTACATACCGACGGACTCTGCCTTAGGTGGGCTTCTAAACCCATTTGCGCCAGAGTTTGTTAAGCGGCGTTGGAATTACGCCGTCTACCTCAACGTGAGTTGAGGTAGAAACCCCAAAGGATTGCAAAATCCTTC